TTGTCATTCTGACACCCCACAATACAACAGTAGCGAAACGTTTCGCAACGTTCCGCTACTATTGTCTCATGTGTGTCCAGCCGCCCTCAGCTTTGACGGTTACAATAAATCTCTGCAAAAGCAAAAATCCCAGGCTACCACTGAAGCTTGGGATTTTTGCTTTTACTGGCGCTCAATATAGGCGGCGCATGAAGGGCAAAGGTCTTGTTCAGCAATAACTGCGTTTACTATTTCACCACATCGTGCACATACAACCATTTCATTTTCAAATCCACAGTAACAACACTTTCCGATAGGAAGAAAGTCTGGGTTAATTGATACTCCACACTTTCCGCATTGCTCACAAGGGCAATCGTCTACAAATTGAACTGCGCCTTTGTTTTCAAGAACAAGAGTACTCAATTGTTCCGGATAAGGATTCAAAGACTCAATGGCCGCAAACAACTCATCTTTCAAATCATCTAATTCTACGGTGTCATACTCAGAGCTGTCGGCAGCTTCCATAAGACCTTCTTCATTTTCGTAGCCATCACCGTTGTGGAAGCGAATCTGCGCTTTGCAGACCTCGTCACCGTTTTCTCTTTTCACGCATATGTCACAAGTACTATCCGATCCAAGATCATCATCAATAGAGTACTCTGCAATGATTTTTAGTTTCGCACTATCATCTTCAACGGCAGGCGAGGAAATCGTAAATCCCAAGTCACCAATGTCGGAAGATAGATCGGAAATGTCATAACAAACATCCAAGTGATACTGTTGATAAACTGAGTTATACAACTCGTGGAAAACTTCATCGAACCAATCTTTTATTTCTTCTTCATCGAGAATGTCGATTCCTGTTTCGCTGGACAGCCTTTCTCTTAGATAATCCTCATTATCATATCGTGATTCTTCCATTTCAATCTCAAAGGTCAGAGCAACTTCATCAGATGTTTCGTCTTGCTCAAACTTTGTATTGGCAGATGTTATTAGATTGGTAATAGTAGAAAAGTCACCAAGAACAATTTGATATGCGTTCCACGACAACACTTTACTGTGTGCAATGTGGTTTCGATCTTCTATGAAATTATGGATGGCTGCCTTGAAAGCCGCAGGATCGTCAACATAGGGAACAAACAAATCTTCCCATATGCGCTTATAAACAGATCTCCGCTGCTTTATAAAATCGGCAATGTTGCCCTTTTCTTTCATATCTTGAATCTGCAAGTAATCGTTGCGGCTTAGAATGATTTCATCTTCATAGATGGTGCCTTGAAACACAACACTTGTTAATGTTTCAAGCGTCATTGATAGAAAATCTGTATTGATATTATCAAACTCAGGTACACGCTGGGTGAATTTCTCTTTAAGGCTATCCACAGATGCCGCGTTCTTTTCTAACCCTGCTTTTCTGAGCCAGTTTACTCCAAGAAAATGAATAAGTACTTTACTTGCAAATGCCCGCAGAGTGTTTTCAACTGCAAAGGCTTTTTCATAAGCCTCTTTGCATAATATAGCAGACTGTTCATCTAAAAGCCAAGTACATTGATTCCAATTCAGGAGAAGTAAATCTTTCAATGTAATCTTGAGCAATTCGAGCCTATGGTCATAGGTATCCGTCTCAACAGTCGTAAGCGTAGTTTCTAAACGAGCCGCTTTTCCATGATATGTGTTGATTGCAAATGACACCTGATATTGAGAATCGTCTGCTGCTGTAAGTATAAATGTTTCATTGGCTATACGATCACGGGAACCAATATACTCATAGTGCTTCCAGTCTGCTGCGGACAGGCTATCCCAAACGCTCTTTACAACTCTTTTGCAATAATTATCACCACAATAGTGCTCAATGGCTATGTCCTCACCCCATCGGTCTTTTTCCGTAGTATAAGTATATAGCTCGTCCATATTTTTAACGCCATCCATCGAAAATGATATCCGCATTGGTTCTACCTCCTCTGGCCATTTCTGAGAAAAAAGCATAGCTTACCTTTATTGTTTTTATTATAGCACAGAAGAAAAATCCTGACACTTGTTTTTTCTCGCTTTTACATACGTTTTCAAGCGCAGGCTTATCCTGATGCTCGGCGAAAAACTCGCGGAGCTTGTCAGCTTCATCGGGGAGGACAAAACCGAAGCTCTGTCCGCCCACTCTGCAATAGAAAGCGATTTTCATGACTGCCACCTCAATCAAAAATGTCCTGGATTTTGTATGCGATCTCAATGCGCTTGTCGGGGTACACCAGCACCCTGTCGATCAGCAGCTCGGCCAGCTCGGTGGTCAGCGTGTCCGCATCGAAAATCGCCTTGGACGCTTCCTTGCGGCTGTCCTGCCGTGCCTGTTCGTCCTGCTTCTGCTTCGCCTGTGCCAATACTGCGGCATAGGCGTTTTTTGTTTTCAGCAGCAGCTCGTCACACGCGGTCTTTTCCGCCTTGTAGGTGTTCAGGTCAATCTCGCCCATGAGATAGCGTTCATACAAGGCGCGCTTACCGTCTTGCAACGCCTCGATCTGCTGCTCATATTCGGCGCGTTCCGGTACGGAGGTATCCACCCGGAGCGAACCGTCCGGGGCAAGCGGTGTGGCGGCTTCCATCTGCTTTTTCAGCGTCAGGAATACCGCTTGTTCCAGCTCTGCGGCGTTCAGACGCATCTTGTGGCAGCGGCTTTCTACGTCCGCCTCGGAATGGCGGCAGTGATAATATGAGGTTTTCTGCATGGTGCGGGACAGCGCATGACCGCAGCAGCCACAGAAGGCTTTGCCTTTCAGCGGGTAGTCCCGCTTCTTCTTGTTGGGCTGGGAAAAGCGGAGCTGACTGGCCTGCGCGGTATCAAACACGGCTTTCTCAACGATGGCCGGGTGGTGGTCGGGGATGATGTACCACGATTCTCTGTCCTTCAGGCGGCTTCTGGTGCCGCCTACTTCGAGAACCGCCCGCTTGCCGATCACATATACGCCGGTGTAGCGTTCGTCAGCCAAAATGCGGAGAATGGTAGATGTACTCCAAATCCCGTGGCAGCGGGAAATATCATGGGTGTGATTGCCGTGCGCCGCCTTGTATTCTCCGGGTGTCGGAATACCGCGCCGGAAAAGCTCCCGCGTGATGGCAGCGGCGTTCATGCCACCTGCGGAGAGGCTGAAAATGAGCTGCACAACGGTAGCGGCCTCCGGGTCAGGCTCCATTCTGCCATCGGCACTTTTGCGGTAGCCGTAGGGACAGATTTTGCTCTGATACTCACCGCGCTGCATCTTGGCGTACTTGGCACTCTTGGTTTTGATGGACATATCGCGGCTGTAATACTCGCTGATGAGATACTTGAACGCCACGTCCATGCCGCCGGTGTCGCCCTTGAATTTGCTGCTGTCAAAATCGTCGCTGATGGAAATGAAGCGGGTATGGAACAGCGGGAACACACGCTCGATGAAGTAGCCGGTTTCAATGCTGTTGCGCCCAAAGCGGGAAAAGTCCTTGACGATGATGCAGTCGATCTGATTGGCCCGCACCAGCTCAATGAGCCTCTGTACCTGCGGACGCTCGAAGTTCGTACCGCTGTACCCGTTGTCGATGAACTCCGTGATCTCCGCGTTCATGGTTTCGGGCATGGATGCCGCATATTCATGGAGAACAAGGCTCTGATTTTCAATGCTCAGGCTGTCGTACTTGTAGTCCTCAATGGAGAGGCGGATGTAGAGGGCGATCACATATTTCTGCATTGTTCCAGCACCTCCGCATAGGTTTCACACTCGCTCTGGAAGCGATAGCGCACCGTGATCTGCTTATCAGGGGATACCTCGATGCGGTCGATCAGCCGCTTAATGAGTACGCCGGTCAGCGCCCGGTCGGTCTTAATTTGTGCGGCATCCTGCTCCAGCGCCCGGTGCTGCTCAATCTGCGTATCCATCGTTCGCAGGCCGTCCTCCAACTGCTCCATTTCCACGGCGAGGTCGGCAATGCGGCTTTCGTACTTCTCCTTGTAGTCGAAGTATTCATCCTTGGTGAGAACACCTTGGACGAGGTTTTCATATAAGCTCCGCACGATACCGCGAAGCCGCTGGATTTCCTGCTTGCGGCTGGTGATCTTCTCCCGCAGCTCAGCGCGGTCAGCGGCCTGCTGGGGCAGCTCCGCAAGGGAGAGGGTGTATTGCCCCAGCGCCGTATCAAGCGCGTCCTGAAGCATATCTGCCAGCATATCCAGCAGCATATCCTCGCGGATGGTCACGCCGGGGCAGGCATCCTTGCGGATTCGGCTCCTGCTCAGACAATGGTAGAAGTACACATCGTCAGACTTCTTGCGGATGTTTCTCTGCCGATGCAGGCTGCCGCCGCAATGGGCGCAGAACACCTTGCCTTTGAGAAGATTCGGCGTGAAGGCTTTGACCTCCCGCGCCTTGGCGCGGCTGGCGGTCTGATTGAGAATTTCCTGCACCGCCGCGAACTGTTCCCGGCTGATGATGGCCTCGTGGGTGTCCCGTACCGCCGTCCATTCCTCGGCATCGGACTTGACCTGCCGGTGATCCACGGTTTTGGTCTGTCCTTGAACGAGATCTCCGGTGTAGACCTCGGAGCGGAGAATGACGCCGACCGTTCGGGTCTGCCACTTGCCGCTGCCAAGCAAATTTTCATGGGTGATCTTGCCCTGCATCTTCTTGTAGTGGCTGGGGGTGAGGATGCCAGCCTCGTTCAGCCGCACGGCGATGGTATTGAGGCCAGCGCCCTCGGAAGCCCAACGGAACATCCGCTGCACCACGACGGCGGCAACGGGGTCGATGATAAGCTGGTGGCAATCGTCCTTGGCTTTCAGGTAGCCGTAGGGAGTACGCGCGCCGATGAACTTGCCGTCCTTCATGGCCTGCCGCTGCTGCGCCCTGATCTTGCGCCCAATGTCCAAAGCGTAGGCTTCGTTTATCATGTTCCGCAGTGGGATGATGATACCGGAATGGGCATCTTCCGGGTTGGCGGTGTCGAAGTTTTCATTGACCGCAATGAAGCGGACGCTGCGGATACGGAAATACTGCTCAATGTAGTAGCCGGTGTCGATGGTGTTCCGCCCCAAACGCGAGAGGTCTTTCACAATGACGCAGTTGACGTGACCGGCCTCAATATCTGATAGCATCTGCTGAAAGCCTGGACGGTGGAAGTTTGTCCCGGTCGCACCGTTGTCGATGTAGGTATCGTACACGCTGATCTCCGGGTACTGCTCCAGATAGCGGGCAATAATCATCTGCTGGGTTTCAATGGATACGCTGTGCGTGTGGGTATCCTCCACCGAAAGGCGGACGTAGATCGCGGCGCGGCAAGCGGCGTCGGCCTCTTGCACGGCTACCGCAGCCGTTTCTTTCCTGCTTTTTCTCGCCATGCTCAGCCCACCTTTCTCTGTTCGTAATCTTTCTGCTGCGCTGCCAGCGCCAGAAGCCGCAACGCCTTTTTGTATTCGTCCTCATGGGTAAAGGTAATATCCAGCTCCTTTTTGCCACGGACGCGGATGCTCTGTACCATGTGAATGAGCGCCCTGCGGTCTAAGGTTTCCAGCGTGGAGAACTGCGTAAACTGTGAAATCCAGCGGTTGCGCTCACTCCGGTTTTCCAAAATCTCCGTGAGTTTTTCCTTGAGAACGCGGACACTCTCGCGAATGTCCTCGGCCTGCTTGGTGTACTTTGCCTTATAGGAAGCGTATTCTTCCTTGGTAAGCATACCTCCCACAAGGCTCTCATAAAGCCGTGCCTTGAACTCCAGCACCTGCTCCAACCGGCGCTCGTTGTCGGTAATGTGGTCGCTGTATTCCTTGGCAAGCGCCTGATTGATGCTGGACTGGTCAATGCCGGTCAGCAGCGCCTCCAGCGAAGCAATATTGCCGATATAGGCTTTCAGGCTGTCCCGCACACAGTCGATCAGGCTGCTTTCTTTCAGCATGACCGGATGGGCGCAGCCCTTTTTCTTGCCGGTGGGACAATAATAGTAGTGGTACTCCTTGCCGTTTGCACGGTTGGTCTTGCGGGTCATGCGGCTTCCGCAGCACCCGCAGATCAGAATACCGGAGAACAGGTACACCGTGTCCTCGTTGGGAGAAGTCCGGGTATCCAGCCCCTTGATGCGCTGCACCAGCTCAAAATCCTGACGGGCGATCAATGCTTCGTGGGCATCCGGGACACGCACCCACTCGGAGGCAGGGCGCTGCTCCATCTGCTTGATCTTATAGTGTGGCGTACCCTGTTTGCCCTGCACCAGTGTTCCGGTATAGGTTTCGTCCTGCAAGATGCGGATGATGGTGGTTGCCGACCACTTGCAGTCGGCCTTGTCCGCATAGCCCTTTTTCGCATAGGGCAGGCCGTTGTTCTTCTTGTATGCCAGCGGAGAGAGAATGCCAAGCCGGTTCAGCTCCGATGCGATCTTGGAGGCGCTTGCGCCCTCCAGCCGCATACGGAAGATGTCGCAGACAACGCGGGAGGCGTAGGGGTCAGGGACGAGCAAATTCTTGTTGTCCTCGGCTTTCATGTAGCCGTACACCGGGAACGCGCCGACGAAATCACCGTTGCGCCGCTTCACGTCCAGAGAGGAACGGGTCTTGATGGAAATGTCCCGGCAGTAGGCTTCGTTCATAATGTTCTTGACCGATACGGTCAGATCATCGCCGCTGTCGTGGGCGGTGTCGATGCTGTCGGTGATAGCGATGAAACGCACCCCGTAGGCCGGGAATACCCGGCGCAGATACCGGCCGGTTTCAATGTACTCACGTCCCAGCCGGGAGAGGTCTTTTACAATGACGCAGTTGATGTTGCCGTCGGTGACATCCTGCATCATTTCCTTGAATGCGGGACGGTCAAAGATGATGCCGCTGTATCCATCGTCGATCTTTTCGGAAACAACCTCAATATCCGGGTTGCGCTCTACAAAGTTTTCAATGAGCTTGCGCTGATTGGAAACGCTGTCGCTTTCGCTGGAATGATCGTCGGTATAGGACAGGCGGATGTAAGCGGTAGCTTTGTATTTAGGCATGAAAAAGCACTCCTTTCTCCCGGACTGCTCCCGCATGAAAAGAGTGGTTATCTGGCTATTAGGTTTTCATCCTTTTCCACACCGATCATAGCACTCCCTGCGGAAAAAAGCGAGGATGTCGCTCAGCGCAAAATGCCTTGCAGACATTCCTCTAACGTAACACCGTTCCCGGCAAAGCAGGCGTTTACCACGAAATCGCCGCAGCGGAAGCGGTAGGGGTTTTTGATCTGGCGGATAAAGGCGGCAATGCGTTCTTCCTTGGGAAGATTTTTGTCAACAGATACTTCCCGGATGTCCACCAGCTCATCCGTGGGGACGTGGGATTCGTTCGGTGTCGGCTGCATCATGGCAATCTCCTTTCTCAGTTTGGTGGGTTTTCTCAAGGTCACATGAATGCACTGACAGGGAACCGTCAGTGCATGGTATCTGACTTTGAGAGGCGGCTGCGCGGGCAGAATTGAAGCCACATAACATAATGGCGAATACCGGCGCAGCCGCTCTGCTTGTCCATTTGAGAAGAACTATCTTATTTGCCACGCGCCCCGGATAGTGGGCATGATGCAGGCCGCCCTTGGCAGGGCTGTCATAACTCCACGATACCGCTGCCTCAAAGGGCTGGCGCATACCGCAGGGTTCCCCCTCAAGTCTGTGGGAGGGCGTGAGCAAGTTTCATTATCCGCCGCGCTGTCATCGCGCCCGATTTGCCGAATCGGGTCTAAGGCTGCGTAGATCGCTCGGATGGCTTTT